ATTGGCTCACTGCTGCGGCACTGACACCCAGGGCTTGCGCCACTTCACGCAAAGACATGCGTTTCGCCTTTCGGGCCGCCCAGATCACTTCACCTAGACTCATATTACCGTGTTTGCGAGGCGGCGACATTTTCGACAAGTTGAATGGCACTTGACAAAATAAAGCGCGGCTTTAATCTGCGCCCATGACCCCGCAAGAAGCTCTTAACAAGGCGATTGAAATTGCTGGCGGCAAAGTGGCCGTGTCGGAGTTTTTCGGCATCAAGCTCCCTGCTGTTTATCAATGGGAAAAAGCCCCGGCCAATCGGGTTCTCGGCTTGGAGGAACTGACACGCAAGAAGGTCAGCCGCCACGAATTGCGCCCCGACATTTTTGGCGCCCCCAAGCCCCGCAAGCGCAGAGAGGCCGCCTAATGGACGCTCTGCTGCTCGGCCTTGGACTTGCTGGCCTCATCATTTTCTTTGTGGAGGCGGCGGAATGAGTGACGCGCGCCTCAAGTCCTATGTGGACCGGATCGAGAAGCTGGAAGAAGAACAGCGCACAATCGGCGCGGATAAGCGCGGTGTGTATGACGAAGCCGCCGCCGCGATCACCGGCCTGAACAAGAAGGCCCTCCGCAAGATCGTCGCGGAACGCCGCCAGAAGGATAGGGCCGAGATCGAGGCCGCCATGGAAGGCTACCGCATTGCCTTGGGCATGGTGGCCCGCGATGTGGCCGAGGGGCGCATGACCCTGGATGAAGCTGAGGCCGAGTCTGGCTTCAGCCGTTCCGCCATCCATCGGGAGAAATCCCACAGAAACGATAATCCGGTCAGTGGGACGAATCCCAAGAAGCCAATCACGCCGGACTTCACTTTCGCGAACGCCATTGCCGAGCAAGAGCGCATCGCCAAGGAAGCCGCCACTAAGGCCCGTGAGGAACGCCGCCAGCGCCTCGCAGCTCTCACGGCCCCGGCGACGCCCGCCGAGTTGAATGCGCTTGTCACCGATCATCCGGCATTCCTGCGCCAGAGGGCCGCCGTATGAGTCGCGCGCAATCACTGGCACGCCAGAAGATGCTGACAGGGCCCGGGCACCTGTACGCCGCGTATTCCCGCTACTGCGACTGGATCAAGGTGGGGTTCACCAGCAAGCCGGTTGCCGAGCGTATCGCGGCCATCAACACGCAATACGCACACTTCGCGCCGTTCAGCCTGATTGGCTCGACGCACTCCACTTGGGATGCGGAGCAGCAGTTCCATCGTTGCTTCGGCCCGCTGCGTCGCGGCCAGAAGGCATTGACCGGCGAGCTTTACCCAGCCGTGCCGTGGTTCGCCGGGCAGGTGCGAAACGTCCTGGCGCATCGGCATTGGCCGGTTATGGAAGCGGAGCGGGCCTATCGGCTTCGCTCCCATGTCCGCTCAATCGCAACAGAGAAGCTGACGGCGCTAGAAGCGGGCCTGTCGTTTGAGCGGTTCTTTGCCGAGCTTGCATTGCAGCGCGCCGAAAGGATCGCAGCATGAGCGCCCAGCCCCTCGGCATTGCGCTCGATTTGGCGACCAAGCGCGAGGCTGTCGCTTCCCGACTGAGCCCAGCCGCACGCCACCAGGCATTCCCGACCGTCTATGCGCGGCCTGTTCCGCCGCCGGCCGACCGTAAGAACCTGCAAGCCAAAATCCGCAAGCTGGAAGGCCAGTTGGACGAAGCCAAGGTCACAATCCAGAAGCTCACCGCCGACAACGAAACCTTGCGGCGCATCATCGAAAGCCCCCGCGTCGAATCCACTGCCAGGCGTTGCGCCAGTGCAAAGGACGTAATGACCGCCTTCTGCGAGAGCCTGAATCGCAACGGCTTCCGCGTGGATGAAGAACTTTGGACGCTGGAACACATGCAATGCGCGCGGCGATCCCGGATTCTGGCCCGGCCCCGCCAAGTCTGCATGTGGACCGTCGTGCAGATCTGTCGGCACCTCAGTTTGCCCATGATCGGCCACGCCTTTGGGGGGCGAGATCATACCACTGTTATGCATGGTCGAAACGGCGCGGCGGAAATCATGCGGGAAATGCCCGCGCTGGCAATCGTGGCGCGGGAAGTGATCGACCAGTTTTCGAGCGCGGCCCCATGAAGCGCAGCACGAAGGCTGAGTCCTATGGTTGGGCCGAGGCGCAGCGCGACCTTGAGAACGGGCTGCACCCGGAAGTCGTGGCCGCCCGCATTGGCGAACCGATCGACTGCCTGCTTGAAGTGGCCGATGAGCGTGGTTGGGCGATCAGCCATCGCTTTCATGCTACGCGCAACCCCGACGAGATCATTGACGAATACAGCCGCCAGCTAGGGCTGCACTCATGACTCGGGTGGGCACCTTTGCGGGGGCTATTCAGCACCCACCCGGCGAGCGAACTATTCGCCCGCAAACTTTCCCCGATGCTGTCTCGACGCCCCCCGCTGCTGACAGCATCCGCCCCGGCGCCTTCCTCTCCCCTGGCGCTGGGGCTCCCTTCCGCTGCGACGTTCCTCCCCGCAGCCAACTCCCGGCCCTTCGGGGTCGGGCTTTCTATCTGGTCGTGGATCGCAGTCAGCCTGGCAGCGATGCGATCCACGAGAGTGCCGAGCTTCACCCAGTGGGGTGCGGTTTGGGTGATGCGTCGGTTCCTCATGCTCACAACATGAGGTCAACCGATGCACAAGGTCTTACACAATGCTTGCAAGAGCGCGGAAATGGTTACGACCGAAGCGCGTAGTCTCATCATCGAAATCGCAGGCCCGCGACGGCTTGGTGAGAACATCAAGTCACAGATCGCGGCTGTTGCTCGCCGCCTCGGCTGGGACTTCGCGCGAACCATGAACATCTACCACGGTCGCGCACGGGTTATCCGTGCAGAGGAGTGGATTCGTCTCAACGAGGAAGCGGCTGCATTGCGCGAGTCCGCCAAGAAACGTGAGGAGGCACTGCATGCACTTGACGTATTGGCTGCTAGGGTTGGCATTGCGCCGGCTCGCCAAGTGGATGGACCGGCTGACCTGGCGAGTGACGCGGGCGAGCCATCACTGCCTCTCGCGCGCTAACTGGACGCCGCTGGCATGACCCGCCGCCCCAAGCCCGAACGCATCTGCGACGAACTGGAACGCCGCATCCAATGGCACAAGGCCAGAGGAAAGCCAGTCCCTCACGCCCTTGCCGAGCGTCTTTCAATAGCTCGTCTCGCCGCTTTGTCGGAAGGAATGGAGAAGGCTGGGTGAATGCCTTCGTATTACAACGAGTTCGATCCCTACGCTGCGGCCTGGCTGCGAAATCTCATTGCAGCGGGACACATCGCACCGGGCGACGTGGACGAGCGCAGCATTGCGGAAGTGAAGCCCGATGATCTCAAGGGCTACACCCAATGCCACTTCTTCGCCGGGATCGGCGGCTGGATCCTCGCGCTCAGACTGGCCGATTGGGACGACGCGCGACCTGTTTGGACCGGCTCCTGCCCCTGCCAGCCCTTCAGCGCCGCAGGAAAACAGCGAGGCACCGCAGACGAGCGGCACCTGTGGCCCGAGTTTCGACGGCTCATCGCCGAGTGCCGTCCTACAAAGACGCTTGGAGAGCAGGTTGCGTCTCGCCTTGGGCGTGAATGGCTCGCCGGAGTACGAACTGACCTGGAAGCACTGGGATATGCAGTCGGGGCCGCCGATCTGTGCGCTGCGAGCATCGGCGCGCCGCACATCAGGCAGCGGCTTTGGTGGGTGGCCGACGCCGACCAAGGGCAACGCGGACGGTTCGCAGATGGCGAAGGACGCGAGCGCGACGGGCATGCGGCCGGACGGCAGCAAGGCGACGGTATCGCTCAATCAGATCGCACAGCTGGCCGGCTGGCCGACCCCAATGGCGGGCTCTCCCGGCACGGAAACCTACAACCCGGCAGGGAACACGGACAGCAGCAGGAAGACGGTGACGCTCGCGGGTTGGATGACGCCGAGCGCGAACGAGGACGCGGCGGGTCTTCCGGGTGCGAACATGCAGGTGATGCTCGGCAACCAGGTAAAGCTGGCTGGGGTGGGCACGTTATTGGCTGCGCGGACGGAAAGGCGCGGCGCGTTGAATCCACTATTTTCCCTCTGGCTCATGCTGGGGAGTGGGGACCTGGCTCGCGCGTGGGCATCCTGCGCGGGGCCGGCAATGCGATCGTCCCGCAAGTCGCCGCGGCGTTCATCCGCGCCAGCATGTGAGGCAGCATGACCGCACGCATCATCCCGAGCGAGCATGCACTGCAGAAGGCCGTAGCGGGCTTCCTGCAAGCCGTTCTGTGCGCGCCGTACTATTGGACCGCCATAGACCACGCTGCTCGAGTAAGCCCGCGCCAAGGCGCCGACAGGAAGCGCCGGGGCGTGAAGCGCGGCATTGCCGACTTTCTCGTCATGGCTCCCGGTCCGCGAGTGCTCTGGATCGAGCTAAAGCGCGACACGAAGGCAGCCAAGCAATCTGACGAGCAGATCGACTTTGAGGAGGCCCAGCGTGCATGTGGCGCCGATTACGTCATCTGCCGCAGCGTTCAAGACGTTCAATTCGCCGTCTATTCCTGGCGGCGGGGAACGCTGAGAGAGGCGGCGTGATGCGTCGTAAGCCGAGGCGTTCACGCAGACGCATAAAGAAATTGCTCCGCAAGGGATTTGTGCCGCATCCGAACTGGAACATTGATGCGGTGATTTGCGGTGGCCGTTGGGTTGTGAGCTATCGCGAGATGTTGGAGGCCGCCTAATGCCCGCCATGCAAACCAAATCCCAACGCGCCAAGCTCCGCAAAGCAGCCGCTCTCAAAGGGTGGGAGACGAGGCGGCAGAAAAAGGCCGCGCTCAATTATTTGCTTTGGCGCGAGCTTGAGGAGATTGCGGACCAAGAAAGGCGAGCGAATGCGCAGCGCCGCGCCGCCGCAGAGAACACCAAGCTCCTGGCGCACAAGCCAGAGCCAGATCCAAACCCGTGGCTGCGTGTGCGCGCTTGGCTCCGCAGGATGGTGGGGAAGTAGATGAGGCATTTTCCGCATCACATTGGCGACT